GCGCCAAAATCACCGAAAAGGAGCCGATACTATGCCATTAAATATCGAAGTCACGCCGGACTACCGAATCACGTCCGACACACTGAACATCATCCTCCAAAAGCGCTATACCGTCGACCCGACGAAATCGCCGAACTGGCCACGTATGCAAGCGGAAGGCGCTGACCCAACGCCACGCACCGAATGGCGCGACGAAGGCTATTACGAAACGTTAGAAGGAGCAATCAACGGAATCATTGACCGCCAGTTAAAAGAATCTGACGCGGAAAGCCTGACGGAATTGCTTATGGAAATCCGCAAAATTCGTGACAAAATAGGCGAGGTGTTGCGTTCATGAAGAAATACCCTAGGCGACGTTTAAAACGGCTATTACGCCGAGAATTTTACGGAAAAAGGACGGTGAAATCGCATGAATAACGGCAAGTTGCCCGGATTTAAAACTGCGGCGTATTACCAGTCGTTTCAAACGACAATTAAACGGTCTTTGGACGCAATTAAAACTAGGAAGGAAGGAGAAAGGAATGACTAAGCAACACAAACCATCGCAATACGACTGGCAAGCCCGTGACATTACGGACTGGAACGCAAATACATTCCTTGCTTTTATCGGCGACAAGACGAAGGAACTTTACGGTGTCGATTATGCGCCGGGCGGAACTGGCGCTAAATCAGCCCGATGGTCGAGAGAGCGCGGAATGTTGAAGAACGCGCAAGGGCGTTACGGCAACGCGGTATTAAAACGATTTATCGAAATATGTTGGCGCGAATATCGGACGAATAAGCCCGATCAATTTCCGTATCCGACCGTTGTTTTCATGATTTCCTACATGGATCGTTTTTTCGCTGTTGCTCAGTCCGAAATCGCGCGGGAGAATCGACGGAAAAAAGTTGACGAAGTTGATTACGAAGAATTAGCGGATTGGTTATAAGGAGGTGTAGCCGTTGAAAATTCGCATTATAAAATCGTCAGGCCCGCTATATTGGTACGCCAAAGAAATCGGAAAAGAATTCGACGTGATTTCATACGATTCCAATGAATACCGCACTTATTACGGAATAGTCGCCGGTGATGACGCTGCCTTAACGCTGCCTGACTTAAACGCGCTGAATGACGATCAATTAGACGCTTACATTCACGAAATTAACGCGGAATTGAAAAGGCGCCGTTATGACCGCGTAGCAAAACGGAAGGAGTGATTCCATGACGAGCAATAAACGTCACCGCTGCCTACTTGCGCCATACTCGCGCCAAGCCGACGGCGAATACATGCCGACAATGACCGACGCTTGCGTAGCTTTTCACGGACTAAACGGCGACGGCGGTCGAGTTGGCGCGGCGAATGTGCCGGCTGACTACCGGTATGTGACGCTTGACAATTCGCCGGCACGGGACAGCCAGCAGTCGGTTTATAAGGCGCTTGACGCTTATGTGCGGACGTTCGAGCGACAATTCGAGGTGGACGGCGAACGGATAAAGTCGCTATACCTTTTCAGCGAGTCGCCCGGCACCGGCAAAACCACGTCGGCTGTCGCAGTCCTGAACGCTTGGCTAGTCACGCATTTTCTTGGCAGTCTGCAGCGGAATAGGCAACCGTTGCAAGCGCCGGCGTACTTTTTAGACGTAAATTCGTGGCAAACGGACTATAACGAGTTTAATCGTGCAAGAGTGCCGGACTCCATCGCCGAGCCGGCGGCTAAACGATATTATTCCGCAATGGAGCGCGCAAAACAAGCGCCTTTTGCGGTGCTTGATGACATTGGTGTAAGGCAAGCGACGGAGGGATTTCGCGGAGATTTGCACAGCGTCATTAATTACCGCGTGTCAAACGCCATGCCGACCGTCTACACTAGCAACTTGCCAATCGATGATATGGCGCGTGTTTTCGACAGCCGATTGTACGACCGTATGCGCGACATGTGTGCATTGTTGGAATTTGAAGGCGAAAGTAAGAGGGGGCGGAGATGAACATATGCAACGGATTTTTGTGTTCGCATTTAATCGAAATGGCAACAAAGAGTACAGAGGATACTTTGACGGAGAAAATTTCTGCCCGAAACTTGGCTTTTGTAAATCGCTAGAACACCTAATGACCTTCGACTACGTAGAACTATACGGAATGAACGGATTGCTTTGCGCGACACCAACGAGGCTTTGTTCCGACATTGCCGGGCTAATGCAAACCCAGTTTCAGAAAGAGTTCGGTGAACGCCAATGAAGTTTAATTTTGGCGACCTTGTTACTTGCGAAGGTTATCCCGACCGCTTTTTTACCGTCGATAGCTGGCGCGTTGAACAGCATTATTATCCCGAAGCGGAGTGGACGGAAACTGTTTACGAACTAACCGACGTTTATTCGGCTGAATGGCTCGAAGCTGACGAGGAGGACCTTCAATTAATCGCCAAGGCAGACAAAGCCGAGGAATATTTGGCGTCGCATAAAGGCGGTGACGTTGCAGTTATGTTTACGACTGTCGACTTCCGCGGTCGAGGTGGCCGACTGCCGAAGGTTGCGCCGGAAATTGAACGGTATAACAAAGCACGGGAGCGTGAGCGACGAATAAACGAATTGTTGGACGAACGGAACGATTACGCGCGGTTGTTAGCTGAGTTTGGAGANGAGGAATATAAGGTGAAAATTGCGGAGATTGATACGGAATTAGGTAAGGTTGAGTAGAAACGGATATTCCCTTCATGATAAATAACAGAAAGAAATTACGGAGGTGATCGTTTGAATTACGGTCAAATGCTATTATCGAAAGTCATAGACCAAAACGACGTCGCGGCGCTCAAACGCTTCGGCGTCGACGAGTCGCACTTTGGCACNGCAGGTGAGCGTGAAACTTACCGCTTTATAGTCGATTATGCCGAGCGAAATCGCGGACAGGCACCTGACTTTCGCACCGTTGTTGCCGAGTGCCAAGCGTTCGACTATCAGCCAAATGTCGAGGACAGCTACGAGTTTCTCGCACGTAAAATCAAGGACAATGCGGGCAAGCGCATGTTTAATGATTTGGTGAGCGGCAAGGACTTCGAAAAATACTCCCAAACAGAATTTGAAAATTTCGCGAAGTGGTTGACGGATGAGTTAGAACGTATTACAATAAGAACAAAGGTTCGTAAAACTGTGGGAACCGATTTACGAACGGTTGGCGAACAGTTCCTGTCGGAGTACGAACGGCGCAAAGCCGGAGAGTCATTTCGCCTATGGAAGTCCAAATTCGACTTTATTAACCAAACGGTTGGCGGATATGTATCGTCCAACGTGTACACGGTTTACGGAAAGTCAGGGCGTGGCAAATCGGTCATAACGCTAGAAGAAGCGCTTGAAGCCGCGACGCAAGGCGCTAACGTGCTAATATGGGCAATGGAAATGGGCTGGTTCGAAGTATGGGTGCGCATATTCGTCAGTTTGAGTGCACGTAAAGGCGTCACAACCGCGAATATGCACGGATTGGACTTAACCGCGGGCTTTGACTCAAGCGAGGTTCGATACGGCAAGNTGTCGCCGGAGTTTGAAACGGCATTCCGGTCTTTCGTCGACACCGTAAATGACGAAATTGCTGGCAATATTACGGTGAGGGCAGTCGATGACGAGGACTTCACCGACCGCTCATTACGACAGTTGGAGGCGGACATAATGGCGACCAAAGCCGACGTTGTCGTATTAGACCCGTTTTACTACCTGTCGTACGAGCGCAACACGTCGAAAACAGCCGGCGGTGACGCGGCAGAAACTTCGAAAAAATTGCGTTGGCTTGCCGGTCGAACACATGCGGTCATTTTCGCAATAACTCAAGCGGACGAAGGCAAGGAAAGCGCCGACGAGGATGGCAATCGCGAGTTAAAATTGCCTGCGCGTGAGGACGTCAAGAAAACGAAGCAACTACTGGAGGACGCTTATTTACTAATCGCGGTTGATACGGACTATAAACAAGGGCGTGGATTAATCGGATTAAATAAAGGGCGCGACGGCGGTGAGGGCGAAGTAGGCGAAATTATTTATATACCGAGCGTGGGCGTTGTGCGCGAGTTGGCGTCTGGCGAGGCGTCCGCGAGTCAGTTTGATTTTTAGAAATGGTGGTGGGTAGTATGGTAAAGGTTTATTTAGTTGAGATGGATAACGGAGAAATGTATGAGGATTATCAAGCGTGGATTAAAGCTGCTTTTACAACGCATCGGAAGGCGTCACAATGGTTAATAAATAGTGGTTATGTGCCATACGCGACCCATGATATAGCCGGAAATATAATCGTAGAATTTTACAAGGATTTAAAAAACGCAAGGATATTGGAAATAGAGTTAGTTGAATAATCTTGAAAGGAGTTGAGCGCNAATGCCAACGGTAGAAATCCGCAGCGAACCACACGAAATAGACGTCGAAGGCGAACTTCGCGAATTTGAATGGACGCGCCCGAAATGGTCAAGCGATAAGCTGATCGCAGCAAGTCCGTTCAGATACGACAAGACGCCGTCGTTCATGGTGCGCTTGCAACCATACGGCAAATATCCGGCCGGTGTATGGACGGACAGCGGCGCTTATGACGAAGAGTGGCGCAGCGGAAACTTTATCAAGCTATTGTCGTTTTTGCGAAATGAAACATATGAGGAAACCGAGGAATACTTGCGAACGAAATACATGGCCAGCGCGGATGGTGATATAATAGTCGTACAGCCAAAGCTAAAGGTTAAGCGGTATAGGCAGGCGCTTAACTTGACCTTTTCGCAGGAGCCGGTGGAATACTTAAAGCGTCGTAGCATTAGCGACCAGATACAGCGGATGTTTGGCGTTGGGTTCGACCCGAAGTCAAACGCGGTTATATTGCCGTGGAGGTTGCCGGACGGTCGGCTGGCAAACGTAAAGTATCGCAAAACGTATGGCAAAGCGTTTTGGTACGAGCGCGGTGGCTGGCCGATCCGCGAACTGGTTTATGGCATGGATTTGATTTATTCGAGGCAGGTCCGCCGTGCTGCCATTGTCGAGGCGGAAATCGACGCCATGAGCATGTGGACGGCTGGCATACCGGCTGTCGCGGTTGGTGGCTCGACATTCAATGCGTTCAAGCGTGACGTCATTTTGCGGTCGCCCATCGATGAGTTAGTTATCGCGACCGATAATGACAAGCCGGGCGAGCGATTAAGAGCGGAGATTGAACGAGAGTTGGGCGGATTGTTGCGAATTGGGCATAAGCGGTTTGTCGGCGTAAAGGACGCGAATGAGGCATTAGTAAGGCTTGGAGTCGATTCGCTAAAGTTCGACAAAATTTTACAAAATCAGATGTTCAGACGGCTGCAAACGTGGTAAAATTAAATTACGTGCTACGGTATACCGCAAGTCGATAGGGCGCGGGACTAGCCCACGCCGCTACCGACGTCGAATGTCGAACTCGAATAAGTCCTCGACGGCACAATTACATATAATCGCTAGTTTCATAGCGGTTGTAATACGTACGTCAACGTTTTCCGTTTCAATGTTCGAAATGGTTGCCTCACGGAGTCCGGCGAGGTGGGCAAGTTCTTTTTGTGTTAAACCTGCCTTTTGACGCCAGTAGCGAAGGTTGCTACGTTTGATAGTGACATAGAGCGCCAAAAGTGAGCACCTCCGCGGAAAATTATACCATTTAATTTTTTT